TATTGTGGCTTTGCGTGAATCTGGTATCGAAGAATTCCAAGTAACAGAACTTGAGATGATTCCTCAATCAGAAGTTGAGCTTTCAGGAGATGACCTTGCAAACTTTGAAAAACTCTACGGTGTTCTTGAAGATGACGAAGACGTACAAAAAATCTATACTAACGTAGATGGATTCTAATAAATAAAAACAAGCCCTTGAAAACATTGATATGTCAAGGGCTTTTGTTATGTTTTTGTGTAGAAAAGGGGCAGAAAAGGGGCAGAATTAAAAAACACTATCTAAAGTTTTTACAAGTTTATCTTCCATGTCTTTTGTCGTATGGGAATAAATCTCGAGCGTCATTTTTGCGTTGGCATGTCCTACACGATCCATGATTGACTTGATAGGAAGTCCAGCTTCTGCTAAATAGGAAATATGAGAATGTCTAAAAATATGACTTGACAGATTTTTTTTAATTCCAGCTTTTTCACCGTATTTTTTTATAATTTGAATAAAAGATGATAAGGTTATTGGGCTATTCCAGACCTCTAAGCAAAAAATATAATCATCATCTTTTAGTGGTTGATAACGTTCAGTAAGTCGGACTACTTGACGTTGTATAGCCTTTATGACTGCATCTGATACCAGTATTGTTCTAATGGATCTTGCTGTCTTTGGCAATGTTTTTATTTTGTTGATTGAGTCAAAATTACCTGTAATTTCAATCTTATTATTTTCAAAGTCTATATTTTTGAGTTGTAATGCCGTCAACTCTCCATACCTCATACCAGTGAGAGCAAGAACTGTTACCATATCGGCATATTTTTGCTGATACGGTCGATTATTTAGTGCATCTACTAATGCTTTGATTTCCTCCATAGTCAAAAACTTGTTGCGCTTTTTTTCAACATCTTCTAAAGTTTCTGGTTTTTTAGGAATAACCGTGTAATCAACCTCATTATTCTGGATATAAGAGTATTGGACTGCATAATCGAAGATACTTTTGAGCCTACTGCGGACTCTATAAGCTGTATGATATCCTTTACTGTCAATTATATTTTCAATCTTACTTTGGATATACCGTCTATCAATATTAGCTAGTAAAGTATTAGATGGTATTTCCTTTTTCATAGTTGCATCAACAAAAGTATAATTGTGCTTAGTAGATGCTTTGACTGCTTTAGACCAAGAATTATAAAAAAGGTTATAGATCTCTTCAAATGTAATGCTTTCTACTTGTTTTGTGCTAATTTTTTTATTTATTTTCTCCTGAAGCAAGACGGCTGCTTGATTTCTTGCCTGTGGAGTTTTCTTCTCCAGCGTTACAGATACCTTTTTTAATTTCTCGGTATATGGATCTTTATATCGCTCGAAAAATTTGTATTTTCCGTTTGGTAATTCTTCCATCCACATTTGCTTTTCACCTCATTTCTTGATAAAATGGGTATAGTAAAGAGGGCTTTTTAATGCCATTCTTTTCTATACAGTACATCCTCACATCTTTGCTTGCAGGCGGTGTGGGGATTTTTTATTTCAGTATTTTCATTTCTCCTTTATACTCTTGAGAGATTTGAGTTTTATCAGAATCAGAAGCATAAACCAGTAGTTGAGGTGTATCTTTTTCTAAATCAACATTGTAGCCTTTTTCTTGAGCCCATTTTTCAAAGATAGTATTCTTAGCTTTCAGAAATTCATTTGAAATATAGATCTTGCGACTAGTGCTTTCATTTTTCCAGCTTTCTCCGATACGCACAGAAAGATACTTATCATCTCCTCCAGGGATGAAATCAACCTTTTCTCCTTTATCAAGGACATCAGCATTTTCTTTAAAATATAATGCGAATTCCTCACCCAATTCTTTTGTCATTTTAAATTTTTGCTCAGCTGTTGTTGAAGATGTTTCTTCGGTTTTAGGAGTAGCATCTTTAGATGGTGTCTTTGAAATACCATTTATAACACCAATAGACAAGAAAACTATTAGTACCCAAAACCACACTCTTTTATAAATGGGTTTAGAATTTTTTCCTTTATTCATATTTCTTCTCCTTTTTTAATTTCAACTACCAGTCAACCTATAAAATTCTTCTTGAATCATTTGTTCACCCCAAGTTGTTGCAATCCTATGCCTTTCAGCAAATCTCAACCAATTAAACTCTGATGGTTCACATTGAGATAATTCTTCAGATATAAGATGACGAACCATGAAGCGGTCTGCTTCATTTTCGTATTTATAGAGTAACCTTTTGTAATGAGCTGGGTTATGGTTCATATGCCCTAATTCATGCAGGATAACCTCTTCTCGTTCTTCCTGACTAAGATTTCTATTCACATAGATAGTTCGTTCATCTGGGAAATAGAAACCTCTACGTTCCCACATGGTTTCAGGAAAAAGATAGAGTGTGACCTGATACTCTTCTAAGAGCTCACTCACTTTCAATTTCAGACACCCCCAAAGAGAGTTTAATGATCTGTGCAATCTTGTCTACATCTTCATCTGACAATGGTTTACCATCAAAGAGAACTACACGTTCACGAAGATTGGACAAGTCAACGGTACGGCCGTCAGCAGTAGTGACAAGGTCGCTTGAAATAACAGGATTGTCAGTACGACCTAGAAGGTAATCAGTGGACACGTTGAAGTAGTCAGCGATTTCTTGTAGTCTATCAGATTTTGGATTACCTTTTTTAAGACTATAAAGGTAGTTTGTACTATAACCTAGCTTTTCTTCTAAAACATTTAAAGAAATTTTCTGCTTATCAGCCAATTCCTTAATTCTATCAAACGCTAAAAACATTGATTTATCAACCTTTCTAAGCGTTACGAAAAATAATTTTAAAATTAGTTATAAAAATGCTTGACAAAATTTAAAACTAGTTTTAAAATAGTATTCGTAAGCTAAAGAGTTAGCGAAACAGACAACTGAAAAATAAAAACCTAAAAAACCGATTGCCGTCCGTTTGAATAGGTAAAACTTACTTTTTAGTAGGTCTTTTCTCTATACATTAATTCTAAAACTAGTTTTAGAATTTGTCAAGAAATTCGCTAACTTTTTAGATAAATTTTTAAAAAGGAGGTCTGATATGAGCCAACAACATCAAAAATGGATTCAGATTGTCAAAGATAAATTGAATTCAGAAGGAATGACACAAACACACCTCGCTCGTGCTTGTGGAGTAAAGAAACCTACCATTTCAGAATTGCTGAAATATGGTAAAGGAAGTGACAGATTAAAAAACCGAGTGTGTGATGTCCTGGGCATTGACGAAAGCTGGGTTGATTTAGGAGAGTAGGAAATGAACGAAATATTTAATTTTCATGGACAAGATGTCCGTACTTTAACAATTGATAACGAGCCTTGGTTTGTTGGAAAAGATGTTGCTGACATTTTAGGATATGCTAAACCACTAGATGCAATTTCTCGGCACGTTGATGAAGATGACTCCGTGAAATACGGACTCACCGACAATTTAGGCCGAACACAAAATACTATCATCATCAACGAATCAGGATTATACTCACTTATCCTCTCGAGCAAATTACCACAAGCAAAAGAATTTAAGCGATGGGTGACATCAGAGGTCTTGCCAGCCATTCGCAGACAAGGTGGCTTCATTCGTGAGGACCTAGACGAAGATGCCTTCATTGCTCTATTTACTGGGCAAAAAGAACTTCGGAAACAACAAGTCACAATGCTAGAAGATATCGACTATCTTAAGAATGAACAACCAATTCATCCAAGTTATGCTCAATCTCTATTGAAGAAGCGTAAGGCTCGAGTTGTCGCTTGTCTTGGTGGAATCGACAGTCCAGCCTATGCAGATAAGACATTCGCTCAATCAGTCTTCAGACAAGCTGAGATTGATTTCAAAGATCATTTCAATATCAGTCGCTATGACCTATTGCCAAAGAAATTCGCAGAATCAGCACTTGCCTATTGGATGACTTGGGAACCAAGCACTAACACTAAGATGAAAATCATGGATTTGAATGCTTTTAATATAGCCCAGAGAGGATAAACAATGAGACCAAAACGATATCTGTATAACTTTAAACCAAATCGGGTGAATATTTTAGATAGTTGTTTCTATACACGGCTAATTGTTGAAACAGAGGACGGAGCAAAAAAATAGCAGAAGTCACACTAGATGATATAACTTCTGCCGCAGGGTATAACGTAAGGCTAAGACCAAATTATGACTAACCTTTAGGAGGGAATGGATCTTTACCGTGACTATCTCGGCTTTGGATTCTCCCATCTTTGCCATGAATGATAAGTTCGGAACCTTGATTTCGTGAAATCTGTCTAGCAATATTTGTAGCTTCACTCTTCGTAGTAGTGTGAACTGTTGCTCTTGAATTGCCAGCACCTTTTACATTCCAGCCGCCATTCTTGGCAGGGACAACATGTTGGTTTTTACCCATGATTGTATCTCCTTTCTATTGAAATTTCGACTAAAACGGTGAGAGGTCTTAGTCAAAATATATTATAACATAACAAACAGAAAAATATAACACATTGTGAATACATGTGATTATTTTACAACATATTGTGTTTTGAGGTGTAGAAATGTGGGAACAATTAAATAAAATCATGCAGGAAAGAAATTTAAACGGTAGTCAGTTATCTAAAATGGCTGGAGTTAATCGTAGTTTCTTTTCTGACTTAAAGTCTGGGAAGGTGAAATATCTTTCTTGGCCAAATATGTGCAAAATCGCTGATGCACTGGAAGTCAGCTTGGATGAATTTAGATAACAAAAAGCACCCAACAGAAGTCAGGTGCTTACCAAAATTACTAACTGAATTATATCATGAAAGGAACAAAAATGGAAGCAATCGAAGTTGTGAGAATTAGGGATGTGATCATTGAGAAGGTTTCGGCCAACGATGAAGAATTAGAACACATCTTTGGATGCACAAAGCGACAAGCAGGAGACATGAGACGAGAGATGAAGAAATTGCCTAGTCAACAGAAGCACCTCAGAAATGACGGCCAACTTGTCACAATTAAAGGGTTTGACGCATACCTACAATACAGAGGTAGTCGAGAATGGAAAAAAGAAATGGAAACAAGCAAGAAAATGAGGTCGGTTGTATGAAATTACTAGACAAAATCACAAAATGGTTTTTCAACACAACAAAAATCGAAGTCAACACCGACTGGCGATTGGTTGCGTTGGATACGAACAGGAAATTGATAGACCTTCAAGAAAAATATCAGCAAGCGAATCAGCGTATCGCAGATCTTGAAAAAATCGTAGCAATCTATAAAGAAAAGGAAAACACAAAATGATTGAATATATCTATTTCGGAACAGCAATATTTTTTTTACTCTGGACATTAGTAAATGAATTAGATGATCGAGCAGAGTCTAAAAAGGAAAACAGACAACTAATCGCAAGTAATATTGCTCGTATGAATTTGAGAAATTCAGATAAACAATTCACATATGATGTGCAACCGCCAGTAGGTTTATCAAAGAAGCAAAAATAAGGAGTCTATAATGGTTAGAAATAAATTAACAGATTTGACAAATACACTTTTCGCTCAACTAGAAACACTTGATGATAGAGACCTTACAGCAGATGAACTAAAATTTGAAATTCAACGTTCAAAACAAATGGTCGCTGTTTCAAGTCAAATATTACAAGCAGGACAGCTTGCGTTGGATGCTGAAAAATTCAAAGACAAGGTAGGTGAGATAAATGCCCCAATCGCTTTGTTGGAAGAATGAGTACACAGAGTACATGCACGAGATTTGTCCTGGTCGTGTCACTCCTGAAGTTACAAGAATGCTAAACGAGAAATTTGGTACGAATTATACAAAGACTCAAATAGGTGGTGTTCGTAGACGATTAGGATTGCCAGTAGGTAATATTTTTCAGAATAGACTACTGACAAAAGAACAACATGAATATTTCTCAGAACATCAGTTCGGTAAAACTATGCAAGAGATTACTGATGAAATGAATAGTAAATTTGGCCTAAAACTAACAACTCAACAAATAAAGTCATATCGAGGGAATAATAAATTTCTAAGTGGTCTAACAGGTCGATTTAAAAAAGGTCACACCCCTTACAATAAAGGAAAGAAATATCCAAATAGACCAAGAAATAGTGGTCAATTTAAAAAAGGAAATCTACCCTTAAATCATCTACCTGTTGGAACAATAACAATTACAGTTGATGGATATGCAAAAGAAAAAATTGCTGAACCTAATAAATGGGCATGGAAACATCGAATAGTTTGGGAAGAGCATCATGGACCAATACCTGAAAACCACAATATTTGTTTTTTAGACGGAAACAAGAGTAACTACCAAATTTCTAATTTAGTCCTTGTAAAAAACTCTGAGCTTGCTCAGATGAATAAGAAAAAATACTTTTGTTCAGATGCCGAGCTAACAAAGTTAGCTTTGGGGATCATTAAATTAGATAGCGAATTAAAAAGGAAAGAGAAAGAATGAAAGAAGACCTTAATAGCTTGATTAAATGGGTTGAAAATACAATTCAAATTTACAACGAGCTCCTTGAAGAAAAGCAAAAGAAAAACCAACTATCAAGGCATGATGCAATATTTTATAACTACAACCTTGAAAATTTAACTCTAATCAAGGAACACCTTATTGACTACCAAAAACTAGCCAAAAATTACCGTGAACTAGATAAAAACTACTGCATATTAAAACTCCAGAAAATGGAAGTGGATAGCCGTTTTATTTTTGAAGAAATGAAGAAGGAATATCGCGCAAATCGCAGGAAGTGGAAAGCAAAAAAAAGTTAGAAGAGGAGCTAATCATGTCTGAAATTAAATGGATTAAGATTACGACAGATATTTTCAATAATGAGAAAATTTGTCTTATCGATGCACTACCTGATCATGATGCCATTTTAGTTATTTGGTTTAAAATCCTAGCTCTAGCTGGAAAACATAATCGCAATGGGCTACTGATGATGTCAGACAAAGTTCATTATACAGATGAAATGCTTGCTACTATCTTCAGGAGACCACTCAATACTGTCAGAATGGCACTTGGAATCTTCGAACAATTCGGAATGGTTGAAATTATTGATGGAATTATCGCTTTGCCAAACTGGGAAAAACATCAAAATATTGATGGCATGGAAAAAATCAAACAACAAACAAGAAACCGAGTAGCTCGACACCGAGAAAAACAGAAAAATCTTGCTTTTGGTGGTAACGTTACATGTAACGTTACAGTAACGGAAAGTAACGCAACAGAAGAAGAAGAGAATAAGATAAGAAAAGATAAAGATAAGAATATAACTACTACTAGTAGTAGTGAAAATATCTTAGAACTTTTTCAATCTGAATTTCGTAGACTATTATCTGGATTTGAGATTGAAGAAATCAATCATCTTATAAACGAAAACAACTCTGAATTAGTCAAAGAAGCGTTGAGGACAGCAGTCAATCTAGGAAAACCAAATGTTAAATACATAGGCGGCATTCTGAGAAATTGGCAGCAGAACCAAGTGACGACAGTTGAACAAGTTCGACAAACTGAAAAGCAGCGGAAAGATAAGAAAATAGAAGAAGAGGTAAACGAAGAATGGGGGTTCTAGAATTAATCCAACAATTTGAAGAAAATTTCTATCCAATCAGTGATCAGAAAAAATCTCTTTTGAAAAAGCAATCAAAAGAAACAGTGATAGCTTGCTTATCGGACATGGCAAGCTGGAAAGCTTGTGGAGGTAGGATGTCATGGTAACTAATGCACTAGAAGAAATGGCACTCTCTTATCACAGGAATACTGAAGAACAGGATGACATTTGTGAAAAACACAAAATCCCACTGATTAAAATACTACGTACAAATGATGTACTTTGTCGCTTATGTGAATCGGAACGTATCCATTCAGAGAATCAAATAAAGGTCAATGAGTTGGTTGACGCAGAATATGAGAGAGAGCGTAATTTTTATCTCGAAAAATTCTCATTATATGATGATGTGCTGAAGAATGCTACTCTTGATAATTTTGACACACCTACTGAAAAAGAAACTGAAAAGCTAGAATTTGCCAAAAAAATCTGTAAAGAGTGGGCAGAAGGTGCCAGAAATAATGTTGTTTTTCAAGGTGAAGCTGGAACAGGCAAGAGCCATCTGGCATTTGCGATTATGAAGAAACTATCAGCAATCACAAAAGAAATTGCTATCTTCATCAATGTCACGGACTTGTTAATGAAAATCAAGACGGATTTCAGTCAAGAAGAATTCCTGGTAAATAAAATTGCTAGTGCGAAGTTTTTAGTGCTAGATGATCTTGGAATGGAAAAGGACAGTGAATGGTCCTTCAGCATCCTTTACAACATTCTCAATAAAAGGGCCAACACGATTATCACCACAAACTTAACTGCACAAGAAATCCAGAAACGATACGGTCGGCCATTCATGAGTCGGTTGATGAAAGGTGTAGACAATGATCATTTGATGGTATTCAATGATTTGACAAATAAGCGGAAGCAATATTTTTAGAACGGAGGTAGCTGATGTTTATTTTAAAACACGGAACCAAAAAAGATAAACCTTTTTTGAAATCTGTCTCAGTAGGTGCTACTGGAATAGATATCTCTTATTCAGAAGAAAGTAAAGCCATGAAATTTATTTCTCGTGGCGCTGCTATTCAGGTCAGTAAAGCACTTAGGACTTCCTATGGAAATTTTTATCCAATGGAGGTAGATGGATGATTGAGCTTTATTTTATATTCAATGGTCACAGAAAAATACCATTAGGGAACTTTAATCACATTCAATGTGCTATTAATAAACTAAAAGAACATCAAGCTAGTTACTCAGCGATCAACCATCCACGTTTTAGAAAAAGTATGAGCGGTGAGTTTATCAGAATTGATTATGGAGCAGTTGATTGTTATTACTTAATTACACATAAACAAATGGAGGAAATATAAAAATGAATACAAAAAAAGTTTTAGAAGAAAAAGTACAACAATGGTTTATTGACAGAAATTTGCATGAAGCGAATCCTATTAAACAATTCTTGAAACTGATGGAAGAATCAGGAGAATTATTTGAAGGAATTGCAAAAGATAAACCTGAGCTAATTTATGATGCTCTTGGAGATATTCAAGTTGTAATGATTGGTTTTGAACAACAAATTAAAAATGGTTCTCAAATTTCAGCTAATCAACAAGAACTTGAATTGTTGTTGATGGTATCTAGTTTAGGAAATATTGCTCAGAAATTATACTCTCATGTTTGTCATAACGAGACACAGACTCCACTGATCAAGTCAGACTTAATGTTTCTTGATAGTGTCATCAGTACAATTTCGCTCTATAATGAAACCACATCTGAAAATTGCCTGGATGAAGCTTATGAAGTAATCAAAGACCGAAAAGGTAAGATGATTGACGGAGTATTTGTTAAAGAGGAGGATTTGTAAGAATGATTAATAATGTAACACTTGTAGGACGATTAACACGAGACCCTGAATTAAGATATACACCATCAAATATTGCAATTACGACATTCAACATGGCAGTCAATCGTAATTTTAAGAATCAAGCAGGTGATCGTGAAGCTGATTTTATTAATTGTATGATTTGGCGCCAGCAGGCTAAAAATTTTGCAAACTGGTGTAAAAAAGGGAACCAGGTAGGTATTACTGGTCACATTCAGACTCGTAGTTACGATAATCAACAAGGTCAACGTGTCTATGTGACCGAAGTTGTAGCCGATACATTCCAATTACTAGAAAAACGTGACAACTCTGCAAACCATTCAAATATCGAAGATCAGATGCCAGCAAGTTTCGGAGCTACAAATCCATTAGATATTTCAGATGACGACTTACCGTTTTAGGTGATTAATATGAACGATGATTTAAAGAGACAGCTTATCAAGAGCTACAAGAAAGAAATCGAAAAAGCAGAATTACATATTTCTGAACTAACTGAACCGTGTGTTAAATCACTTGCACATTCACGAGCAGAAGAACGTGGATACTGGAAGAAACGAGTGAAGGAATTTAAACGGAAAATTAAGGAGTTGGAAGATGAACGTAAAACAGTTGATTGAAAAAATTCATACCCTACCCGCTGAAACACACAGAGATAGACCGTATGTGGATAGAAATATTGTTATTCAGTTAATTTTGCAATTAAAGGAGGTAAAGAAATGAATAAACGGGAATTGATTGATTATTGTAATGCCATAAAAGAAAATAAAAATCAATTTATAAATTGTATTGATGTAAACAGAATTATCAAAAGAATTGAACAACTAGACGAACCAGAAAAAGTCGTAGTATCTGAAGAAGAAGCAAAATTCCTTAAAACGTTTAATTTTAGACGTGAGAGTGATGTTACAAAGGCTTTATATTATGTTTCAAGAACAGGTTTTTGTTATTATTTAACGGATGGTTTTGACACAGAAATTAAAGGCTTGAGTGAGGGATTTCGGGATTTAGAAAACAGAAAAAGATTGATAAGAGCTATACTTTTCGGTTACGAGGTCGAGAAAGAGAAGCGGTATTTGGTAAAAGCGAAAGGGCTTTGTGGAAGTCACGAAACTTTGAACTGCGAAAAACATTCGAAAGATTGGCTTTTCTCAAGTCAGGAAGAAAACTCACTTTATAAAACAAAACACACTCACAAAGAATTAGAAGAAGCTGGCTTCGGCTGGGTTTTCGATTGTGAGGGGATTGAGATTGAGGAGGTAGAGTAGATGAAGAAAGAAAATATAGAACGTGCCTATATATTGAAATCTAAAATTCAACGTCTTCAAGAATTTCTAAGAATTAAAAAAAATTGTTGGGGTATTTTGGACATCACTAAAACCGAGCGAAAATATTTCTTAAAAACCTCTTACGGCATGTATGACGAGAAAATTGAAGCAGATAGTGAATTGTCAGATATGATAACCAATGCGATAGAAAAACGAATAGAAATGTATTTGGATGAATTAAGGGATATAGGAATTGAGGTGGAGTGAATGAAACGCTTTTTAATTGGCTATGCCCTACTCACGACTTGCCTATTATTCATGCAACGTGAAACACAAAAACCCTTGCTTGTTTATCACGCTGATAGTAAATACGCTATCACTGGCAAGGTGGAAGAAAAACGAAAAATCGGAAAGCTATTCATTATCACGGTAAATGGGAATGTATTCGTGGTGAGTGAAGAGAAATATAACAGCATTCAGGCAGGAGACAATATCGAATTATGAAAACAGGTATAAAAAACAATACTTGAGGAGGTAACATTTGAGAGCACTGAATAGTCGTGAACTGTATTACTTAGATAGGGAACTTTTGAAATTTAAAGAAGTAGATCGTGATATTTGGGTTAGAACAGCTGAAGTTATGGCAAAAAATGGTGAAGAGCTCGTTGGCAGTCGAGGGAATAAAATTAGTAAACCGACCGAAAACACTGTCATAAAGTTATCTAGTGATGTACCTTTAAGGAATCTTGAGCTATTCAAAGAAACCGTTGAAACATTCTTAAAGGAACTCACACCAGAACAACGAGAAATCTTCGATTTGAGGTGGGGGCAGTCAGAATTGGAATGGGAAGAAATCGCTGGCAAACTATTCGTGAGTGACGCAACCATTTATCGCAAAAGGAAAACAATTTTAAAAACCTATGCAAAAATCAAAGGGATTGCATAAAATGAGAATAAAACCTCTTGTATTCTCACTTTAAACGAAATATCATGATAGCATGAACTTCTGAAACAAAAACACACATCACACTTTGGGAAACATCCTTAATTCTAGTCAAATAAGTTGTTAAACAGAAGTGTCATCAAGAGTCAGCAAACGCTGGCTTTTTGTTTACAGAAAGGAGGTAAAACATGGAATATGTATCACCAATAAAAGATAGCGATGACATCCAGGCCATGAAAGATTATCTGAAAGAATGGAATGAGATGTATTACATGTTATTCATCACAGGTCTGAATACTGGATTGCGAGTTGGAGATATACTTACTCTGAAAGTGAAAGATGTCCAAGGCTGGCACATTAAACTAAGGGAACGTAAGACTGGCAAGCAGATAACTAGACGAATGACCAAAGAACTCAAAAAAGAAATGAGACGATATGTCGAAGGGAAACCATTTCATCATTTCTTATTCAAGAGTAGGCAAGGTCAGAATAAAGCGATCACTCGTGAACGAGCCTATCAAATCATTCATGAAGCAGCTGAAGAGCTAGGGATTGATAACGTAGGAACTCACACAATGCGTAAGACTTTTGGTTATAAATACTACAACAAAACAAAGGACGTAGGAACATTACAAAAAATGTTCAATCACTCATCACCAGCAATCACGCTTAGATACATAGGAATTGAGCAAGCAGAGCTTGATGATGCGCTACGGAACTTTGTTATTTAATTTTTTATTTATTACTTTCACATAATGAATTAAGCATAAACTAAAAAAATGAAACACTTTAAAACCTATGACTAGTAAGGGTTTAAGTTTTAGAGTGAGTTTAACAAAATATAAGATATGTGAAAGCGAGAGGTAAAACAACATAGAAAAAGAGGCATGACATGATAAAAGAATATCGTGATATAATATTTGAATCTGCAGCAGTTAACAAACTTAACAAAGACATTAAAAATAATCCTGAAGTGAACTTCAAGATAGTTGGATACAATGTCATTCCACAAAAGTTTGGACCAGATTGTACATACATTCTTGTAGATTGGGAAAAAGAAATACTAAAAGATCCTGCAACAAAAATTTCTACAATTCCAGAATCAGAAGTAAACACAGACACAGATACAGAAGTTTCAGAATTTGTCTCGAAACGTTTTAACTTTCCAGATGATCATTAATGTTTTTAAAAATGAGAATAAAAGCTATTGTTTTCTCACAAAAAAAGAATTATTATGATAGCATGGATTTCTAGTATGAGAGGGGATAGGTCATTGACCTGTCCCTTTTAGTATTGAGAAAGGAGGTTTGAGATGTACAACAAAACTATCAGACCAACCTTGAAGTCTAAGAAGTGGGAGAAGTTCCGTGATAAAGTAATGCGCAGACATGACTATCTTTGTCAAGAAAGTTTACGCTATGGAATTTCTACTCAAGCAGAAATGGTCCATCATATTTTC